CTTGGAAAGATTATGTTCTTTCCTGGATTCTGCGAGCCGACGAATTTCCGTTCGTACTTATCAGATACGAGGATCTGCTCAAAGATCCGCAAGAACTTGAGCTTGCACTTTTCAAACTTGGACTTGAGTATTCTAGACGAAACATCACTACTGCATATATTCGACAAAGATTTGACAATAGAGTTCGAGATATAAAAGAGCATGGTGATAATTACAAATTAGGAAAGTCTCTTAATCTTCATCTAATGCACAAAGGAGTTGCTGGAGAATGGCGTTCTCATTTCGAGCCCAAAGATGCCGAACTTTCAGAGAAAGTGTTCGGAGAGCTATTAAGATTATTGCATTATACGAAAGATTCGTCATGGGTTAAGAAATGGAGTTAGAATGAAAGCGCCAATCGTGACCGTTTATGCGAACGATAAAAGTCTTTGGCTTTTGAACGGATTTCAGTATTTATTCCGCAAGTATTGGTCTCCGGAAGAGCCTGTTAGAGTAGTAGGATATTCTCCGCCGAGAAATGGAGACTTACCGAGTAATTTCTCCTTCCACAGCATAGCTAAGAGAAATTATCCAGCAACTGAGTGGAGTAGCGGTGTTCTACAAAGCTTGGATAAATTCATTGAAAATGGGGAGGAATTTTTCATCATGATGTTAGAGGATTTTTGGCTGAATGCTCCTGCGAATATAGAGATAATAAATAAACTCGTGCAGTATCTTAACGATCAGCCCCGAAATATCCTACGAATGGATCTAACTGCCGACCGCTGCCAGCACAAGCGATTTATAGTAGGAAGTGAAGATCTGGGAAATTGCACAGTCATAAGAACTAGCGCAGATGCACCGTATCAAATGTCATTTCAAGCTGCTATTTGGAATATTTCTCTTCTGCGAGCCGTGCTTCGACCGTATGAAGATCCGTGGACTTCAGAGATTCAGGGAACTGCTAGATTGAAAACAGCGGATGAAGAATACGTGGTTTTGGGAACTATCAATAATCCTCTAAAATATCAACCTGTATACAGATCCAAACGAGTGTCTCTTGACATTTCGAAGTTATCTGAAGAAGATCAACAAGTGATTGTACGGAGAGGATGGGTCTAATGGGTGCTATTCACAAAGGAGTTTCTCCAGATCTTGCAGAATATATGCGGGATGAATATAATCTTAATACTTTTGTAGAGACTGGAACATACGTTGGAAGAACTGCGCTGTGGGCTTCGAGCAGATTCAAGATGGTTTATACTATTGAGAGTGACTCTGACATTTATTTCAGAGCTCAAAAAGTTCTTGGCGGCATTAGGAACGTAAAACTGTTCATGGGTCTTAGTCAAGATATGCTTCCAATTGTTATGAACATGTTTACTGGATTGGCTCTTGTTTGGCTTGATGCTCATTGGAGTAAAGATCTGGGTTATGAAAAATTTCCTGAGGTTATATGTCCTGTTCTTCAGGAAATTGAAGCATTCAGTAAAGATCCTAGGCGGCATGTAATTCTTATAGACGATTTGCGTCTCTTTAGCGGTAAGCATGGATGGCCGACGGTTACTCAACTTGAAGAACAATTGAAGAAAGCTGGCAAAGAGGTTTCTTACGAAGAAGATGTCATAGTAGCCGTTCCCAATGACTAAAAAAGACAAACAAGGAGTTCCTATTATAGTCTTGGGGATGCACAGATCAGGAACCTCATTGGTTGCTGGATTGTTGCACCGTATTGGCGTATCCATGGGTACAAGATTATTGCCAGCAGATCAGTTCAATCCTGGAGGTTATTTTGAGGACGAGGACTTTTTATGGATAAATAAGGGAATTTTGGAGAATGCTGGAGGAATCTGGTATGATCCTCCGTCGCTGGAGAAAGTACAGAAATCTCAAAAAAAGTTTCTAAAAGCTTTGAAGACAACTATAGCTTCCAAGAGAGCATATGCAGGAACAAGAGCCTGGGGCTGGAAAGATCCGAGAAATTGCTTGACTTGTTGGACTTTTTGGGAATTTGTTCCGGATGCCAGGTACATTGTTGTTATTCGTAATCCTGATAGCATATGCAAATCTCTTTTGAAAGCTTATGGAAATAAAACAAACTGGAAAAAATTGGTGGATTTGTACTACAAATCTGTAGATGATTTTCTAACATCTCACGCCAACATGTCCATAAATGTTATTTATGAAGAACTTGTAAACAGAAAGTATGCGGAAGAATCTGTCGTAAATATTTTATATCTCGCAGGTCGCAAGGAATCTGATCTTCCTGCAGCTTTGAAGACTATTAAGTTCAGATAAAAAGTTGACCTTGCATTAGACCTAATTATGCGGTATAATGAGGTTTAGAGATATTATTATGCCATACTCAGGACCTAATGACTCCAGAATTCCTTCCAATGTACCTGCTGGAAAGAAAGCTCAGTGGGTTAAAGTTTGGAATAGCTCGTATAAATCATGTATTAGCGACGGTGGATCTGCAGGAACTTGCGAGACCAAGGCATTCAAAATGGCGAATGGCGTCATAAAAGGCAAAAATAAAAGCAAGAGGAGTGATCCTATGAAGAATGGAATTCTCAGCATCTTCGGAGAATTTACTAAGGGACTAAAAGACATAGTTCAAGCATTTCAGCAACGAGCAGTTAGCATCAGCGGCATAGGAAATGCAGTTTTTGAGGAGTTTTATAATCAGGGTGCATATCTGAGCGATATCTATTTTGAAAATGGTGGTCTGTTCGCCGTTGCAAGTCAGGGTGGTAAGTTATTCCGATCAACACTAACGATCGACGATAACGGAGATGTTACCGTCGGTGATATGCAGGAGGTCGTAGTAAAATTTGATAATGTAAACAGATCTACTTTTCGAACAACTAAAGAAGGTAAAGTTCAGATGCTGGCTATTTCTGCTACCAGCGTGATAAATAAAGAGGGGGAAATAGATTCGAGGTCATTATTTGACTCAATGGCAGATTTCATGCGCAGAACTCAAAAGCGCATTCCGAGAACATTGTTTCATGAAGGAACTCAATTTAGAACAGGCGACGTAATCTGGATGGCTAGAGACGAAAATGTCTTAGTCTCTCTAACAGAGTTCGATGATTCCGAGATTGCTCAGCGAGAAATCAAGTCTCGCGAAAGTGATCCAGATTTCTGGGGAGACAGCATTGAGTATGATCCTGTAGGAAATCCTGAATTTTGGAATGTAGATGACGGAATCACTATTCCAGTCTACAATGCAGCCATCCCGCTCGCAATATCTACTGTTCGTTCTGATAGAGCCTGTTCATTGTACGCTAACCGATTTTCGCTCAAAAGGCAGGAGGTAAACCGCATGACTCTACGAGATTCTGATCACGAAGCACTTGTCAAGTTATTTGATGGCGATGCAGAGCAAGCAGATGAGTGGCTCAAAACCAACGTCTCTCCGGTAAACCGTGAGATTACCGAATCCGGTCAGATCACTCGCGATGTGGAGGGGGATGACAACCCCGTTCCGGAAGATACAGACGAAGAATTGGAAGAGGAAGCAGTTGAGGAAATTGTTGAGGGGTCTGGAGAAGCTGTGGCTAGTGCAGAAGAGTCTGTGGCTGCTGAAGCTTTAGTCCTAGAATTTACAGACGAGATGGCTCAGCAGGTTTCTGAAACTGTTGTCAAGTCCGGTGTCTTCACTGAATTCCGAGATGGCATCACTGCACTCGTTACGGAGATCAAAGATTCTGTTAGTCAGTTGTCCACAACTGTAGCAGATCTGCAAGCTGCCTCAGTTGCCAGGGCGAAGGACATTCAGGAGCTGAAGAAATCTGATGCTGAAAAGAAAAGAGTGTGGCTCGAAGACGCTCCTCGGAATCAGCAGCGAGTTTCTGTAACATATCGACCGAGCCAAAGTGCCTCTACTGCGGAGATCAACAAGCGGTCAATGGAGGAGATGGCTCAGGAAACTTTAGCCAATATCAAGCAATAACTCTACTATCATCTTGGACTATTAGAATCAATTTTTAGGAGGAATAATTATGCCAGACGATCTTGTTGTGTCAGATTTAGCTACGATTTACGGTTGCTGCGGACTGTTTGACCTGTGTTCCGACGCTGACCTGATGTCCTTGTCCTTTGAGGGTCAACAGCCCTTCTTGGACTGGATTGGCTGGGAGCGAACAAAGGTCTGCATTATCAAGAAAAACTTCATCACCTGGGTGCGTCCTGCTCTGAATATTTCAGGAAATCGCTCGGTTGGTTATGTTGCAGATCCCTGCGGTCCTTCCAATGGTGTTCGGTGGGGTGAGTGTGACTTCACCCTCGAAGATTTCTCTCTTATCCGCCGACACGGTCCTACCAGAAACGCTACTCGCAACGACGTGAAATACTGCGAAATGCAGCCTCGTTATCGGTTAGATGGTACGCCGATTACGAGCGACGCCGAATTCGATATGCGCCTGACCGTTGAAGGCATGATTCAAGATCTTAAGCTCATGCTAGTCAATGGAAATAACACTATTCCTGGTCAGTTTGACGGTCTTCAGCGATTGGTTGCGACTGGCTACACCGACTCCAAAGGTCGGCGCTGCGCTTCCATGGACTCAATCGTTATTGACTGGAATAGCAACGGTATGGATGGAGGCGCTGGCATTACGATCAATGGCGTTCCAATGGCAATTGGATACAACTTCATTGATGTCTTGCTCGGTGCTTTCCGACGTGTGCGCGATCGCATCTTGATGGCTCCGCAGTTAGCTGCTCAGGGAATGAGTGTTGGCGATATGGTTCTGGTTGCCCCTACCTTCTTGCTGCGCTGCATTCTGGATGCCTTTACCTGCTGGTCGGTATGCCCTGGTCAGCAGTACAACGAGACTAATCTGAACACGTATGAAGCCCGGACTTTCCGAAATGGTTTGAACGGTGGCATGTTCCAGGCTGGTAAGATCTTTCTTGATACCTTCGAGATTCCCCTGATCGCGTATGACTGGGGCATGATCAATGGTCCGACTCGAGCAGATGCTTATCTGTTGACCGGTCGCGTCGGTGCTGTCAAGACGATCTCTGGTCAGTATAACGATTTGACCGGTGTTCCGACTGGTTATCCTGAAGCAGGGTACTCCTCAACTGACGGTGGTAGGCTTTTGACCTGGCTGGAGCAGGATAAAACCTGCGTCTATCGCGAAGTTGAAATGCAACCTCGGCTTCTGATGTGGGCTCCCTGGGCTCAGGTAAGATTCCAGGATGTTGCTTGCCACAGTCCGTTCGGTCCTCTGTCGCATGACCCGTTCGAGACCTCCTTCTTCCCGGAGAGCTCGTTCTTCCCGGCGGTCTGCCCGTAGGTTTCTCCTTTTCTCCTGCTGGAGGGGAGTGGCTACTGCTCCCCTCCAGCCTCCTGTGGAGAGTGTTCGTGGATATCACAGTTATCGTTCCATTCTTCGAGGGACATGGCACGATAAAAGAACTTATAAAAACGATACCGACAGAATTTCCAGTAATTGTCGTAGATGATGTAAGCACGAAAAGGTTTGAGTCAAAAGATCAACGGGTCAAAGTTTTTCGACTGGATAAGAAGGGTTATTTCTCCGGAGCGGTAAACTTCGGAATTCAGCAATGCTCTACAGATGTTCTTGTATTAAATCAAGATGTAGAGTTTAGAGGTCGTGAAGCTTTTGATCTAATCGCACATTACAAAGATGAATATGCTCTTATCGGAGAGGCTGTCTCTGGAAATCATCCAGCATGGTCAATGGGATATGTTCATGGATCATTCATGTTCATGCGTAGGGATGCTGTTCAGAAGGTTGGTCTTCTAGACGGGAAAAATTATCCTCTTTGGGGATCTACTTGTGAATGGCAGCTCAGAGCTTGCAGAAAAGGCTTCAAAGCCCTTCCTGTTAGACCGATTCCTGGAATGATTCACAAGCGAAAAGGCAATTACGGGTCATCGATACAAAAGTTACTGCAAGATGATCCTGCGCATAAGGAATGGTTTATCCGAACTCCGCCGTTAGTTTCAGTGATTGTTCCGTCATACAATCATGGAAAATATTTACCAGAGCTTATAAACTCTCTTACCGGCGGAAATACTGAGCTAGGACATATGCCTGGGCAGACATTTCAGTCTTTTGATGTGATCATTGCTGATGATTGCTCAACTGACGATACCCAAGAGATTATGCGAGATTTGGCAGATCCTTGGAAGGGCATAAAATATGTTCGTACTAGAGTAAACAGTGGAACGTCAGCAGCGTGTAATTTGGCGATTGAAGCATCGAATTCTAAATACATCGCCAGAATCGACGCCGACGACATGAGAGACACTAATTCTCTTGAAATTATGCTTGATGTTCAGTTGGCTAATCCTCATTCATTCGTTTATGACGATGTTCAGTTATTTACACCGAATGGACTAATAGCGAAAATATGGAGGATGAGAGATTACAACTTTGACGAACTTATCGAAAAGAATTTTATTCATGCCGGAATCATGTTTCCAAGGCAAGCTTGGATTGAGGCTGGAAAATATCCTGAAGAAATGCGGCATGGTAGAGATGATTGGGCGTTCAATATTGCTCTAGGTCTAAACGGTTGGTGCGGGATTCATCTGGAGAATCCAGGATATTTGTACAGACGACATGATAATAACAGAACTTTACGGAATACGAATCCGGTTGATCGTGCTGAATTCAAGCGAAAAATTATGTCTCTATATCCAGAGGCATACAAGGAGGTAAGACCTATGGCTTGCTGTGGAGGATCAAGATCGAGTGTTATGCGGTCGGGGACTGTATGGAAAGCTAACGGGGGAGGTGCTTCTCCAGGACTTCCAGGTGCTGAAGGATTGATTCTTCTTGAGTACCAGGGATTGAACTACGGAAAAACCACTTATTTTGGACCGGCTACAGGGTCTGCCTATACGTTTAGTGCTAGGAATAAGCGGCAATGGGTAGATCCTCATGACATTCATTTCGAGCTCGCAAACGGAAAACAGATAGGTCTTTTGGATCTAACTGAGGGAAAAAAGGCTACATTCAAGCTTATTCCTAAATCCACCAAAGAATCTATGAAAAGAGCTGTTGCTATTTCTCATGAAGTAGCTTCTACAGAAGTTCCTGCTGAAATTGTTGAAGATATCTCGGATATCGGCATCTCGGAAGAAGTAGAGGAGAGTGGTTCTGCGATGAGCGATGAAATTGTGAATCCAGATGACAACTATTTTATTCGACTTACCGGAGTTGGTCTTACAACGTCTGTTCGCCTTCTCGATAGCGGATACGCGAGCATGAAGCAACTTGCAGAGGCGAATACAGAAGAATTGGCTGCTAAGATGGATTGGTCGGTAAGCAAGGCTAAACGAGTTCAGAAACAGGCTTCTACAAGGTAGAATAAACGTGAGTTCTGAAGGATGGTTTCTTATATTTGCTCTTGCGGTGTTTCGGCTTTCAGAGATCGTATCTCGAGATCTGATACTAGATTCAATCAGAAGATACATCGCCAGAAAAGCAGCCGAAGGAAGCAGGGTATGGACTGTATTGGCAAATTGGATCTACTGCCCCTTGTGTGTCGGTGTCTGGTTTTCCATCCCTGCTTCCTTCGTTTACGTATCAGCATTTCTGCACTCTATGGACTTTATCAAACTTGTAACAATCTGGCTTGGACTTTCAGGAGCGCAGTATATGTTGAGTAAGATAAGCATAAATCTGGATAATAACTGATGGTTGTAACGGTGCTTCTTTTATTGTATAATAAGGGTGTAACATACCTTTCGCCTAAATTGGAAGCGTATGGAAGCACACAGAAGGGCATGAATAGGGTATAGTTTATCATGACAGTATTTGGCACGCCGATACGTACGAGCGCAATATCTCTAGCCAGGTATGCAGAGATAATTAACTATACTGATTGTGCATTCTTTGGCGTTTCTCATCCTGGAAATGACAATTACGCTTGCCGTGAAATTTGGACTAAACCGCAACGTGACGATATGCAGTTTCATCTGTCAGAAGCGCAGTCCGAAATCGAGAAAGTTATTGGCTTCCCGTTGAGTCCGAAATGGTTTGCCGACGAGGTTCATCCGTTTCGTTCAAAGATACTTACAAAGATGACCAATGTTCTTGAGCTCGGAATTGAAGCAATTACTAATATTTCTCTGAATGCTACTGTTACGCTTACCAGCGATCCAGCAACCGTAACTATTGCGACTGCTCTTACGTCCGTAGAAGGTATCAAAATTTATTATCCAGGAACGGACGAAGAAATTTATCCGTCAAATATGGTGATTACTGGCGGCAATCTTGTCATATCTGTACCTAAATGCAGAATCGTTAAGTATACTCTTCTAGATAATCCGTCCAATGGTCTTTTGTATACTGATTCTATTTATCAGGACAAAGTGGACGTCAAAAGACGTTATACAGATCCGTCGGATCAGATAACTGTAGTCTGGCCTCATCAATGCAACCCCACTTGTTCTTCTACTGGATGTGTTAGATATATCGAGCCAGCTTGTGGAATAATTTTAGATCCAGAAATTGGCGAGATAACTTACGAGTTTGCTACTTATTCCAGTGAATCCTGGGTTAGAACTCACAGAATTTGTTGCAAGGGAGAACCGCAGAAGATAGAAATAAATTACAAAGCGGGAATGCAAGTTCTCGACCCCATAGCTGAGACAGCTATTATACGACTTGCACACTCCAAAATGCCATATCAACCATGTGGCTGCGATGCTATAATCAATATGTGGCGCAGAGATGCCACTATTCCGCAAATTTTAAGCGTAGAGCGATTGGAGTGTCCATTCGGTTTATCTAATGGAGCATGGATGGCTTGGAAATTCGCTGGTCAATTAGCAATTGAAAGGATGTCGGTATTCGGATGATCAGCGTTTATTTTGAGGAGATACTCTCTCCACCGTTCAATATCGGTGTGCTTCGTTTATACGTTCTAAATGAGGCTCGAAAGATTTCCACCGAGATGAAGAGAGACTTCGACCGAACAGTTAGCACTTGGGATCAAAAGCCAAGATTTTCTAAAGACGTAAATTTCGGTAAAGATAAATTAAGTATTGAAGTTGGTACAGATGATGTGAATTATCGCAGAGTATCCGAAGGAACTACTGGAAAACCTCGAGTTGCTCGTGGTTGGACAGGTGTTGGAGGAGCTAAAGCTATCAAGTTAGTTCCGTACATTCCTAAGACCGTTCCAGGTCAGATAGATGCAAGGGCTGGTGGAGAAGTAGAAGGCGGAACAATAGTCTATAGAGCATACACGCTGAATACTGGCGGAATAAAAGCACGAGGATTTGATGAGCTTATCCAAGAGATTTGGGAACCAAAATTTGCTGAAAGACTTCAAGTAGCTTTGGATGCTGCTGCGGTAAGCACAGGATTTGCTTTCTGAGGGCTTAATGGACCAATACGACATCAATGTTCCTGTAAAAATTATCAGAAACAAAGGCTTCGTATCTTTAGTTGAGTGGTTAGATACGGAAAGATTTCGACGAACCGTAGTTCCTAGAGAAGAGGTTCGTGAAGATGGTAGAGGTAAAGCTTTTGTTTCGCAAAGTTCTCTCGATATGGGAATTCCATACGGTGTTAGCTGGGAGCAGAGATTGAAAGGATCCTACGTTATCGCCGGAAGCGTTATTGCTGAGCAATTGGAGGTATCTGGAATATGGACTAAAGAAGACTATGATAAGAATCCTAGAGCTGTTCACGAGGCTGTTCTCGGAGCCGCACGAGAAATTTTGAACGATCTTTATTCTACGTCTAGAGCTATCCCTAAACAGGAGGAATAATTATGGCGACTAATTTATTGGCAGGACAATCATCTTTGTGGATTCAGCCTGACGGTCCTAATACTGAGCCTAAGTATCTTGGCTGTCACAGTGTTGGCGACATTACCGAGCCGTTCGGCGATGAAACTTTGCTGTACTGCCCTGATCCTGCGCAAGCTGGCAGATTTGTCGTGAAGAATAGCTTTACAGGCGAGCCTGGAGCTATTACGACCACAGTCGAAACCGATCTACGGAAAACTGCGGATTTGCTGGAAGATATTGGGAAGTGCGGCTTACCCATCTATCTTCATAAGGTATCCTGCGGACGCCGAGACGTTTTCACCAACTTCGACCGGACGTTTATACTCAATCCGGCGAAGGTCACCAGTCGCGGATTAGGTAATCTGGCTGCTCGCGATCCGGGGAATGAGAACGAGTCAACTCAGACCTTTGATCTTACTACGTTGCAGCTGATTCGTGCCTTCCCAATGGAAGCCAATCGTGTATCTATCGCTGACACTTCCAGCATTACCGGAATTGCTGTCTGCGGTGAGGAACGCTGTGAGGGTGACTGCGGTGCATCACAGAAAGTCAGTGATTACATCTATCTTGCCACTTTGGTTCCTCCCACGAGTGCTGCTGGATTTGCTCAGGTTCTGTATTCGATCAAGGGATCGACTTTTGTTGCGACCGCTGCTGATCCTTTCGCTGCCGGTGAAGATATCCGTGGCATCGTCTGCTTCCGTGTGGGTCGCGACACAATTCGTATCATGGTTGCTCGCGGTGAAACTGACGGCGGTAATCCTGCTGAGATTGCTTATAGCGATGATAATGGAGTTACTTGGACTAACGTAAACGTCGGCAGCACGAATGGTGAATACGTTGCCAATAGTCATGCTCTGTTTGCTCTTGATCGCTACCATATCTGGCTAGGCTCTAGCGGTGGACGGATTTATTTCTCGAGCAATGGCGGTACTTCCTGGACTGTTCAGGAAAACGCTGTAATCTCCGCTACTGCCATTCAGGGTGTCTCGTTCTCTTCCCCAGAAATGGGATTTGCTGTCTATGTCGGTGGTCAGGTTGCAAAGACGACTGATGGCTCAACCGTTGGCGCTTCCTGGTCGGCTACTGGAGCAGTTTCAGGATCCGCTGCTGCTCGCGACATTCATGCGATTTCTCCGTTCTTCGTCTGGGTTACTGGCACAGATGGGATGTTCTTCACTCATGATGCAGGAGATACCTGGGAACAGCGTGAGTCTCATGCAATCTTTGCGATTGACTTCCTTGACGAGCTTGAGGGTCTTGCTGTAGGTTCTGCAGTCAGCGGCAACATCTATCACACAATCGATGGAGGATATGACTGGCAACCGTTGGATCCCATTACCAATCAGGGTTTTCTAGACGTGCTATTCCTGACTTCGAAGTTGGGTTATGCGTCTGGTGCTGCCACTGGTGGTACTGGTATGCTGGCGAAAATTTTGCCAGAGGCATAAATGGAGAGTTCTTTCAAAGATATCTGCTGGAATGTATCCTGGGTCAACGGTGCATCGGGACTACTCTCCTCTCGACCCGTTGACTCAGGATAAGGAGAGTCGTTCATGGCAAAGAGATCAAAAAAGATTCTTCCTGCTTATAAGAAAGATACAAGCAGGGAGAAAAGTCGCGTATTTGAAGCAAGCAGTGGACTGAAAGTAATTCTCACCGGTCTGCCTCCGCTTACGCCCAATCGTCTTAACTCAGCTATTGAATATCCACAGAAACCAACCTATCAGATAGAGACTGCAACAGGAGACGTCGAGACCTACGAGCATGATCTCACAACTCTACAAAATGACGAGGACAAGAAGGCATGGGCTGATTATCTGGAAGCTCAAGATGCCGCAGAAACTCTTCTGACCGAGAAGCTTCTTTACGCCGTCCTTTTGGAATGCGTTACATTGCAGGATTATGACGACAGGTTTGCAAGGTGGAAGAAGAATCAGAAATTCATGGGGATTGATCTGTCTGAAGATGAAGATGAAAACAAGTTCTACTTCATGCAGACAGAAGTCTTTCACGATGCTGACGATATCGGCGAGATTTTGACGATTGTAATGAGCTTGACAGGTGTCTCGGTGGAGGACCTCGCAGAAGCGAGGAACTCATTTCCAAGTGAAGTGGAACCCGAGCCACAGTCCGGGAATGGGGACGCCGCTTGACGATTTAAAGATTCCGCAGAGTAACTGGGAATATTCTGAAATTCTTAGAGATTCGCTGACCGCTCTTTCCTGGGGATTGGACGTTGAAGATTTCTGGGCAATGCCATCTCAGAAGAGAGCTCTGTATATTGAAACTGTGGTCGTAAAGTCTCAGATGCAAGCTTTCGAGGACAAATTGACCTCAGACGAGATACGACGGCAGTCGGAGAATAAGTCACGTGGCTAGATCCATTGGTCTTACAGGAAGGATGGATATTTCGCAATTCAATGCGAATGTTCAATCCTTCATGAAGTCCATAAATGACATGAATAAGCAAGTCGCTCGAGTTGCGAAAGAATCGCAAGCTGGAGCGAGGTCTGCCGGAGAGGCTGCTGGAGTTCTTGGTGTAAATTGGCAGAGGGTAAAAGACATCATTACAGGTGTATTCGTAATTGATGTATTTCGGCAAATTAGTCGTGGACTTAAATCTTTAGCGGCAGAAGCTCTTGATGCTGCATCTCAATTTCAGATCCTAGATGTGCGCCTTCAATCAATTTTAGCTAGAGATTTTGCAAAGGAATTTGGGGGTACTGTAGGAGATGCCTTAGCAAAAGTAAAAGGAGAAGCTCAAGAACTTCTTATGTGGATTCGCAAGGTTGCGGTAACGACGCCATTTAGCGTTGAAACCTTAGCAAATGCGATTGCATATGGTCAAGCATTTGGATTCAATGCGGAGCAGGCAAAGCGACTTGCTATTGCCTCTGGTGAATTTACTGCCGGAATGGGCTTGACAAATGAGCATTTGACCCGAATCATTTATAACTTCGGTCAAATGCTGGCATCTGGCAGAGTACTCGGTCGCGAATTACGTGACCTTGCGAATAACTTTGTTCCCATTCGCGATATAACTCAGAAATTGGCTGATGAGGCAGGTATACCTTTTGACGAGATGAAGAAGGCAATGTCAGAAGGAAGAGTGTCTGCTGAACAATTTATCGGTGCATTTGTTCAGATTGCTGAAACAGATTTTGCAGGCGCAATGGAACGCATGTCTCGTACTATTCAAGGCGTTCGACAGAATATTTCGGACTTTATCCGAACTTTATTAGGTATTGAGCTTTTGGGTCCTGTACTTGGAGAAATTGCCGAAAGCGCCGCCTCTGCGCTCGACCGAGCATTCGAGCCAGATGTTCTTCGAGCATTCTTTACCATCGGTCAGACGTTGCTAATTTCCTTTAAACAAATTAGAGCAGCTTTATCAGGACTAGGGTTGTCGATTGCGGCATTTCTGGAGTCTCTAGGATTTGCAGCTCCTACTGCATTTGATTTTGCCAGAGCTATATTATTCATTTCTACTGCCGTATCTAAAGTTATATCTGCTCTGGGTAGAGGAATAGGAGCTTTCACTGGATTTGTAAATAGAATATCGGAGCAATTTGGTACTTCATTTACGCAACTGATACAACAGGCTGCTTCATGGGGCTTTAACATCATTCAGTCATTAGCTGCGGGAATGGCAAAAGCTCTTATTTACGTCGTTCAAGTTCTTACAGCTATTGCTAGATTATTTACGAAATGGCTAAAAGGATCCAGTCCTCCAAAGTTGCTTCCTGATCTTACTAAGTGGGGTACTCAGGCTATTAACTCGTGGCTTGAAGGTTGGACATCTGGCGATTTCGGCATCTTTAATGACATCGCTGGTACAGTTGCCAGTTTCCTTCGATCACTAGAAGGAAAAATACCTAAAGTTCAGATAATTCCTAGAATTATAGGAAGTAGAAAAGCAATTCAAGGAGCGATCGACGACATCAATAAATTTGGATCAGTTACCGAAAGCTCTTTGCATAAGATATTTAAAGCTCTAAAGATATCCTCAGAGCCGCTGAAAAATTTCATCAAAGAATCTTTAGAATTTGCAGTCATTGAAGAAATCATAGAACAAGCAAAGAAGGTTCTAGATTTTGATATTGATCTAAAAGTTCCCAAAGAAATCTTTGGCGTCATGGTAGATTCTCTTGAAGATCTTATAGCGGTTGCAGGAAAATTTAAGGGAGCTTTGGGCGATGCTCTACGTGGATATGTTCAAGCACTTGGCGATGTAGAGAAAGCTAATAAACGAGTTGCTGCTGCGCAAGAAAGACTTAACGAGTTGACCGAAATGTACGACGATAGACTCAGAGCTTTACGAGCGCAGCAGACTGCAATTGACAAAGAAAAAGACGATACTGGACGCATCGCCGAAATCGAGGAGGCTATTGCGACCGGTTTGTTGACTACGGAGGAAAAGAAACGATTAGAGCTTGAAAAAGCGCAAATTATTCTTAATCAGAAAATTGCTGCTTTGGAGGACGAACGTGATATTGCTCTTGACACAGCCGAAGATAGACTAGAAGCTGAGCGTAAAATTGCTGAAGAAGCAGAAAATAGACTTCGTATTCAAAAAGCATTAGCTCAAGAACTTGCTGATACTCAATTGGCAGCGGCAAAAGAGCAATTAGCAGTTGCTCAGGCACAGGTTGAAATGATAATTGAGCAGAACAATCTGCTCAAAGAGCAAGCAGCTCTTCTAGCACAAATGGCGAAAGAGGCAGCAGCTAAAGCGGGAGAAGGAGAGCCATTTGATATTCCAGGTGTAGATTTTGAAGGCTTTGTCGATGAGTTTGAGCAAACTCTTGAAGATAGTAAACAAGATATTCTTGATGCTCTTCAGGATCTTCAGGATGAAATTGTAGCTCGCATTACAGAATTTAAAGATAAGATACTTGCTCCTTTCAGAGGAATACCAGAAGCAATATCTAATCTTTTTGCGCAGATAAATACAGCATTCGAAGCAGCAGGACAAAATCCGGCAATACAAGCATTTTTAGATTCTCTGCAAAGATTCGGAGAAAGCGTCGGAGTAGCTCTGAATAATCTCAGAGTATTCTGGGATGAAAACGGCGAAGAAATCATCAGTATAATCGGTGGATTTTTTGACCGTTTGCTTACTCTTATCACGCCAGAATTTGCAGGTCTTCTGGTAGCTGCCGGAGGTGGATTTGAAACTTTCGGTAAATTCCTTGAGAATATGACTGCTGTTCTTATTGAGAAAGGACCACAAATTCAGGATTCCTTGCAAAGTTGGGTAGATTGGGTATTCGAAGAAGGCATTCCAAAGTTACAGGAATTCTGGAAGTTTGTTACCGATGAAGTTATTCCTGCAATCGTAAATATAGCAGGAATTTTGAAGGATAATGCTCCAACAATTCTAAAAATCCTAGCCACTGTTGTAGGAGGGTTTTTACTGTTTCTTGGAGTTCTTAAGACTATTGTCGCCTTACCGCAGATTGCAGGATTTATTGCTATTCTTCAAGGAATAGGAGAAGCAATTGGAGGTCTTATAACATTTTTGTCTGGCGGTGGACTTGGAGGAGCATTCGCAACAATAGGATCAGCTATACTTCCAGTTATTGCGATTCTTGCTGCAATCGGTGGAGTTGTTCTTGTAGTAATCGAGCACTTTCAAGAATTCAAGGACTTCTTCTTGGATGTTTTTGGTGCTGTAGGAGATGCTATCAAACCTGCAATAGAACCGCTGAAAGATGCTTTTGCAGATCTTCAGAAAGCTATGGCTCCGCTTACAAAAGGTACATCTCCGCTGAAGATCTTTATAGGTATTCTAAAAGGAATCGGAATGCTCGTACTTGCAGTAATTGTTCCCATATTTGTATTGTTAGTTGGAGTTATAGCAGGTTTGATACGTGGCATTGCTGAAGGTCTTACAACTTTCTTCCGAGTCTACGCAAGTTTTGTTGAGGGAATTCAGCGTATAGGTGAAGGGATAAAGACTTTTGTTCAAGGCATAAAGGATATAATCAAGGGAATAGGCGAGGGAGACTGGAGTTTAGTTTTAGAAGGACTTACAAAACTAGGTGATGGAATTTCAAAAATCCTTCATGGATTGATTCAGTCCATTGTAACTTTCTTCGCCAGTATGTTTGGATTTATTCTAGGTCTTGTGTGGGGTTTCATCCAAGGCTTCTTTGGCTTCTTCGTAAATTTGTATCACAGACTGATCGGCGGATCCCTTATTCCGGACATGATTCGCGATATTTTGGCAGCATTTGCTCAATTCTTTGTAGACGCAATTTTGGGATTTACAACATGGTTGTCTGACACAATCTCGAAAATACTTGAATTCTTCCCACAGTTCGTTCAATCTGGAGTTGATCTTGTAACCAATCTAATTACTGGCATGGAAGATATGGTGTTCGGAAGTAACGGTCTGATTGCAAAGACTGGAGAATGGATTCAGAGCACCATCGATAAGATCCTAGAATTTCTCGAAAAATTCGTGCAAGCGGGTAAAGATCTTATTGCTAAGTTTCTAGAGGGTATAGAATATGGATTCAAATGGGCTCAAGGAGTTTATGCAAAGATTGTAATATTCTTGAAAGAAACCGCAGCGAAGATTTTGGACATAAAAGACGATTTTGTTCAAGCGGGTAAAGATATCATTGCTGGTATAATTGAGGGCATAACTTCTAAAGCCAGCGAATTGTACGATCTAATCCGAAGCATAATACGACGTGCTCTTGGAACTGCAAAAGAAGAATCAGAAACAGATTCACCCTCGAAGAAGATGCATGATTTAGGCATAGATTGGATGATGGGATTTCAACAAGGTCTTGTCAGCCAGGCATCGTCGTTAGAACATACAGTCTCCAACGTCTTTAGCGATCTTGCCGGAATTCCTGGTGGTATGAACTTTGCGATGGCAGAATCCTCAGTTCAAGGTGTTGTAGATAAATTGAAGTCTTTGAGCGATTCAGGTTCTCTAGGAACACTTGGAGCGAAGATAGATGTCAACCATCTTATTCCCGCTACAGCGGGAGGCGTCAATACACTTCTGTCGCAGCCCTCCCCGAGCTATACGAACATCCGAACAATCAACGTAGAAATTAATCCTACGTATGCACAAGTCCAGTCTGAAGCTGGTATCTACTATGACGTAAGAGCAGCTATTGCTCACATGTCAAGGTAATTATGAATTCTGTATTTCCTGAATACGACATCTATATTGCGCCCGACGGCACAGAAGTTCGTTTCGACCGTACTTCTGATAGATTCATTCAAACGTTTGACGGATATGGAATGTCGCCAATAAAATATTTGGAGCAACAGGGTGCATTTCAGCATGGTGTATCCATCTATGATTACAGATTGCAAAAGCGAGTAATTCAGTGGACTATTCGTCAAAATGGTTGTAGTAGATGGGATTACTGGGAAAAGCGTGGAGACATTCTGAACTTGTTGCGACCAAATCGTCATACAGTTAATAACTTCGGTCCTGGAAAATTGCGCAAGTTTCTACCTGATGGAACTATGCGGGATATTGATGTTCATTTGGAGTTAGGTCCTATATTCTCGTCTCCGCAAGGATTTTGGGATGAGTGGGGCTTCACGGAGGTTATTAGATTTATTGCTACAGATCCTACATTTTATGATCCGACATCTGGGTCACTAGTCTGGAATTTGGGTCCTGCTCAGACGCAGTTGGTTTTTCCGATAACATTTCCGATACAATTTGGATACACTATAATTAGCGGATCAAATACAATTACGTATACTGGAACGTGGATGACGTTTCCGACCATAACAATACGAGGTCCTATAGCTGGACTTATTCTTACGAATACAACAACTGGAGAAAAAATCCAGTTGAATTACAAAGTCAAAGCTGGTGAAACTGTAACTATATCTCTTGTATTTGGAAATAAGACGGTCACGAATCAGGACGGAACAAATTTGATTGGTACGGTATCTACGGATAGTGACTTATCCACATTTCATATTGCACCTGATCCAGAAGCCCCTGGTGGAGTAAACACTATCACTGCTTCAGGAGCGGCATCGTCACCTGTTACCAGAATAACTTTATCGTATTACACACGATACATTGGAATTTAGGAGAAGTGTAAAATGACTCAACTTAGCTATTATTGGGGAGGAACAACTGTAGGAGATGCTACACTTGCTCCGTATGATGACGATGAGTTTACCGACAATTATATGCGATTATTTACCGGAAATAGAGCAACCGAAGGAGTTCTTCTTAGAGCAAATTATCTTGAAGTTACCAGTCCTGCAGCGGCAACCGTGAGAGTAGCCTCTGGAGTAGCTGTCGTTGATGGAAAACTTTTCGTAAATACTTCTTTTGTAGATAATGCAATTGTGGCTCCCGGAGCTGGCTCAAATTATTACACCGTCGTTCTTCAGAAGAGTTGGGCTGCACAGACCGTTAGAATTGCTCTTCTGGGTCCTGATCCTGGAGCTCCTCCAGCAGTAACACAAAATGACGGCATTACTTGGGAAATTTCTATAGCAACTGTTCGGATAACGAATGCAGGGGTCATTACTGTAACAGATACTAGAGAATTTTGTCATTTTGCTCAGAAAGTAGATACGGATAACATTGAAGATGCTTCAATTACTGAAGCCAAATTAGCTTTCTCAATAGCATCTACGACATTGATTTTTCACGATACTATCGCAGTTGCAGGAGACACTATAGATTGGATGGGAATATCGGGTGCATTTTCCAATCTGCACATTGTAGTTGCTGGACGTGCGACTTCGTACGGCGGAGGACTTGTGGAAGCTGGTCTTAGGCTCAACTTCAACGGAGACGCAGTTGCAGGACACTACAATAATCTGAACAATATGTTCGGTCCAAATGCCGTGGGAGACCAGTCTGGATTTACGTCCGGGACTAATACGAAATTGACCATCGCAGGTGGACTTACTCCAGGAAATGCAGCCGCAGGAAAATTTGGATTTGCTGACATAGTGATTGCAGCGTACACTTCAACGCTGATGCGAAAAATGGTTCACTTCATGACTGCATGCGAAGCAGTTAGCTCGTTTAATCATCTCTTAGGATTTGGCTTGTGGACTGGTACTGCTGCTATAAACAGAATTCAGATAACTTCAGATTATAACGGAGGCTCTGGAAACTACGGATTTGCAGTTGGAAGTGAATTCTATCTTTACGGGATGGCATAATGCCTTTGCCTCTTGTACGCTATAAGGTTATTCAGAAAGATCCAGCTGGACTCAAAGTCGCAGAGTTTGACAACTGGAGAAAATTATCCTATGAGAAACGTGTAAATGATGTTGGAAGTTACGACTTTGAAATAAACGGTTGGGATGATAGAATATCTTTATTTGAACTTGACGGTCAACTAGAAGTATTTAGAGCAGATTTAGCAAATGATTTGGATTGGTACTTGGATTTCGAAGGACTTCATAGATCGCCTATCCGAAAGACATCCGAAGAAGGTGATCGTATTTATAATTCCATCGGAGTAGGATATAACGATCTGGCTGGTCGCAGAGTAATTGGATATAAGTCAGGAACTGTTCGTGCCGTGAAAAAAGTAGCTGCTGAAACTGCTATGAAAGAATACGTAAGTGAAAACTGCGGCTCTGTAGCTACGATAGCTAGAGGAAGACTTCATGACGGAGTTGTTCCTGGACTTATGGTAGAGGCTAGTAGGTCACAAGGGATCGTATGGTCAGGTGATCGTGCTTTCGAGAATCTTTTAGATGTGCTCAATGAAATCGCAGAATTTTCAGGAATTGACTTTGCATTCGAAGGATTTGATGCTGGTTTGTACGTCTTTAAGACATATCTTCATCAATTGGGTACAGATAGAACAATTGTAGGATTGAACACAACAACAGGATTAAATCTTTCAGGAGTACCTCCTACAATCTTTTCTATCGATTCAGGAACGGTTCGCAGCATCGTGTATTCATTCGATCGGTTAAAAGAGGCTAATTGCGTTTATGTTCTCGGTCAAGGGGATGGATCAACCAGAAAAGTTATTCTTAGAGATGATCCTTTGACAATCGACGATTCCCCGATGAATCTTCGTGAGGTTTCCCGACCGGCTTCGAAAAATGAATTTGAGTATCAACTGAAAGCATTCGGAGACGAAGTTCTAGTAGATACAAAAGCTATTGAAGCAATAACTTTCGAGCATCTGCAGCAATCATCTGTAATTTACGGTAGAGACTTTTTTCTAGGCGACAGAATTACAGTTCATCATGAAGGTCAGGACTACAATAAGAGAATTGTGGCTATTCAGGTATCTATTCAACAGGGTGTAGAAGCTGAAAGAATTACATTGGAGTTTTCTGATCTACCATGACTATTGCCGACGACTCTACTCGTCAAATTGTAGACGCTTTGCGAGATATCTCCAGAAGAGTGCGTAGACTGGAAACATTAGAATATCCATTTACTGTAGATTTTGGAGCAATTTCTCCTCCGGTAAGTGCTTTTTTTGGAAAAATAATTCGCATACTTCATGACGGTGGCGGTGTGGAAATTTACGAAGTTGATAGAGATGGTATGCTTGGTGCTTTAGGAAGTGCTCTTCCTGAAGATGCAATTATAACTCCTAATTGTAGACTTCCAGGAGATTACGTATTTCCTGATGATGTTGTTGTTCGGTCGTACGGCGAGAAAACTATAATTGATGGAAGTATAACATTGCGTCCTGGAAGCTTTGCAATAGATATTGAAATAGAAAGAATAGTGTACGGAGGACAGCAGGGATACTTATATCTGTATGATTATGCGGATGCCTATGGATTTATAGGTCCAATAAATGGCGTAGGAACTATTCAGAGATGCTCTGTAACAATTACTCATACTGGTATTGGTCACATTTACGGAGCATATCAAGGAAATGCTGCTGGAAGACTTGAAATATTTGATAGTAAAATTCTAGGAGCTCATATAGGTCTTTTAGGAAATGTTTACGGCGTAAGTGTTGCTAATGGAGCTGAGGCATACGTGGAAGAAACAATTCTTTATTCTGCTGCTGTTAATCCAAATAGAGGATACGGTGGATTTGTTTGGGCTGGAGATCTTACTGTAGAAGGCGGTAGCTCATACGGGTCCACCAGTAGATTTGGAAAATCGTAATGCCATATAGAGTTTATGCCGCCACGAAAAAATTAGGAGTATTCTACAGCTCAGACTTTGAGCTGGATTCGAGCAATCCTACTTGGACGGCTATAAATACGGGTCTTCCAAATGGAAATATTTTACAGTTCATGGTGGATTATGTAGATCCTGATAATACACAATACGTTATTCACAGTGATGGCAATGATGTTTATCGACGGAGAAATAACGGAAATTGGGAACTTATTCTTACGAGTATTGCTGCAAGAGCTGTTGCAGGAGACGACAATGGTCTCATATTTTGGATAACATCTGACGAGGAAAATTCAGGTATTTTGTATGCCCTTTTTGTTGAAACTACAGTTGATTATACGATAAATGCGTACATTCTTAGATCAATAGACTATGGAGATACCTGGAGTCTTTTTTATACCCAGTCTGGGGCATTGAGCATTTATGGAGTCGGTAATATTATTGCTCGTGGAGATACAATATGGTTTTCCTTTACTTGGGGTGGAGGTGCTCAGCGAAGAATTTATCATGTCATTAACGGAATATTTGAAGCTGTTTATAATAACGGAATTGGCGGAGCGGCATGTTATGTTCATTGGATGAATAATACTGATAAAGATACTATTCTTGCTAGTGGTTGGGTTGGGGGACCAAGTCCCAGAATATTTAAATTGGATAGTGCTGCAGGAGTAATTACTCCTACAGAGCTTGCCGAAGTCTGGGGTATTAGCGAAGGAACAATGTGGTACGATTTCAATGACGCAAGTCATTTTAGAGCGGGCGACGGAACTGCTGCACAATTGTTTAGAACAAATGATGCTTGGACAACCGAACAAAGTGTTGTATTCGGAGCAAGCGAAGATGTTATACTGGTGATATCTGCTCCGGACAACATGGATATTCCTGTAATAGGTATATCAGCATCTGGCGGTGTAGGAATAAATAAACATCCGATCATTCTTCTGGAGTCAGAGTCTTCTGCTATTTCTGTAGGTAAATCTGGGGCAAATTGGAATACGCCTCCCTACTCTAACTCTATTCCTGTATGTAATGTATCTAACGGAATTGCACATTTAGGAATATTTTTCTTCCCTGCTGAAGCTAACATATATGTCCACGCTGTAGAAGGAATACCCGACACTGCGGTTGAAGAACCTTTATGGGGTGACCGTTCAGCATTTGATGAATTAAATTATCCTCAACGACATTCTGAAGGAATTAGAACAGATACTTATATTCACCATGTTCCTAGAGGAATAAATATAGGAGATATTCTTCAATGGGACGGAACAGAGTGGTCTCCAATTGACGGAACCTCTGTTGGAGGTGAGTTTCTCTTGGATGATGATGGAAATATTCTTCTTGATGACGACATGAATATTCTCATAGACGGATAGGAGCGGTCAATGCCAGTTACATCAGCAGCGAACATATCTAAGATAAGATTTGCAGAGCAGGGAGGAGATCCCGCAACTCCAGCTGCTAATTTCTGGCAATTATACGTTAAAAATGATGGTCTATACTTAATTGACGATGGCGGTATAGTCTATGGTCCTTTTGTAGAGTCGGGAGATCCTGGTCTTCATGCAATTCAACATCAAAGTGGTGGACTAGACGAGATTAAATTAGATAATCTTGGTACTCCAGATGATAACACTGATCTGAATGCTTCTATAACTAGACATGGTCTGCTATTAAAACTTGATAACAATGCAGGCAACTTCTTGAACGGTCAGGGAGCTTGGGCTGTTCCATCTCCGTCATCGGGAGAAGTTGGTGACATTGCGATCATTATAGATGGTGGTGGCTCTGCCATAGCAGCTGGAATCAAAGCAGCTTTCAGAGTTGATTATGCTTGTACTATTAATGCCTGGAGCTTATTGTCCGTAGATAATATAGCAGGAAGCATTGTTATTGATATATGGAAAGATACTCATGCAAACGCACCTCCTGATAATGCAGACTCTATAACAAACGGTCATGAACCTCAAATGGCGGCATCGGTAAAGGCAGAAGATACGGATCTGTCAGACTGGTCAGATGTAACTGTAGATGTAGGAGATTGGTTGGTTATCAATGTCGATTCATCAGCTACAGTTACTTTAATTAGCTTAGTTCTTAAAATTACAAGGAGTTAGAAATGGCAATCACACGAATATGGCAAGCAGGACTGGAGCAGGGGAATCTATTTGAATTTACGAATACTTCCGGAGGCGGAGTTGCCGCATCCACTACGGACAAAAAGACCGGATCGTATTCTCTTACCTGCATCAATGATAACTGTTGGGCTTCTGTAACAATTCCAGCGACAAGGCAGATTAGAGGAGGATTCTATTTTAATCCTGAATCTCCAAATCAGGGAGGAGACATAAACCTGTTCTGGATCAGAGATGCGAGCAACAATGAATTATTTGCAATTGAACAGACAGTGCCAGTAGGAGGATCAAACCTTATTTTGGAGGTCGCTGGAGTAAATCAAGACACCGAACTAGGCGCTGTTCCTGCAAATACTTGGATACATCTTGGATATGACGTCAAAATCGATTCTGTTGCTGGATGGGTAAAAATCTACAAAGATGGAGTAGAAATTTTATCGTTCGTAGGAAATACCGGAAATGCCGATATCGTAACAGTTTTTCACGGAAATCTCACCAATGCGGGTGTAAACCAATACTGGGACGACATGTACATTGACGACACTACCGGCGAGGCTGGTGCTGTTCCTGCACCGCTGTTACGCTTTCCATACGTTGTGCCAAACGGAAACGGCAACTATTCTCAATGGGACGGTAGTGACGGCAATCAAGTAGATAACTATGCTCTCGTAGATGAAATTCCTGCCAGCGGAACAGACTATCTAACAACTTCCACCGTAGATGAGCTGGACAGCTTCGCGATGGGAACTTATGTCTTGGCAGCAAACGAAGCCTGTGTTGCAATGATTCCGGTTGTAAACGCACAACGAACGGGTGTTACAGAACAACTTGCTCTGGGAACACGCTACAGCGCAACCGATGTAGTAGGATCTGACCAAACCCCTGCCTCTACTTATGACTATGCGTGGGAACGACAGACCTCAGCACCAGGAGGAGGCAGTTGGGATCAGGCTGCCATTGATGGATTTGAGGTTATTGTCAAGAGTCGAGGATCTTACTAATGGCTGATGTAAAAGTAAGTCATGCTGGAGCATACATTGAGCTAGAACGAGAATCTATTCAAGTCTCTCACGCTGGAGCTTATTTAGAGATAGAACACCAATCTGCTCAAGTATCTCATGTTGGAGCCTACCTGGAAATCGATACTAAGCGAGTAATGCTGTCTCACGTTGGAGCTTACTTGGAAATTCAAGAATCAACTGGAGGAGGTGCAAGAACGACTGTAATCATTTACTAATCGTTGCCGTATTGTTGCAGGAGCAAAATTATGAATACACTTATTTTTGACTCGGCAAAGGGCAACGGCATGATTGAAAATTACCCTGTTTCGGAGGGAGTTATGCCGCCTGAACCTACAAGACCGTTGCTAGATCCAGACACACCTGACTGGTTTGTTCACTTTGCTGATACATGGTTTATGAGTCTTGCAAGGGATGTAACTGAGCTAAAAGAGTCAGAAAGGAGAAATAATAAGCTATTGCGAGGAGAGAATGGAGCTCCAGGCGTAGTGTCTAGATTTGAACTGACCGAGAGGAGAGTAGAAGGACTTTTCTCTACCGGATCTAAGATTTTAATAGCGATAATCACCGGAGCTATCGGAATTATGTTCTTTCTGGTAACTACTGTCATGGGGATAATACTGTATCACGTAATTACGACACCATAAGGAGAATGAAATGAATGTTCTACGTTGGGTTCTGGCAGTTGTATACGTCCTTTTGATCACGTACGGTCTCGTCATGCTCTTAGAGCCTGGAAGCCAAATTGAGCTTGGCGTCATCGCAGGTGCTGTTTTGTCTCTGGTTCTTTCGTACGCTCCTGGCGTTGCCAAGGTTTACGAAACTCTGGAGCCAGAGGCAAAGCAGGCTGTCAATATTGGATTGATGGTTCTTGTTGCTGCTATGATATTCGGTCTGTCCTGTGCTGCTCTATTGGACGTTGGAGTCACTTGCACAGTTCAAAGTGCTCTTGATCTTCTGCTACTCTTAGCAGTTGGCTTGATCAGTAACCAGGGTATCTACAGCTCCAATAAGTACCTCGCCGCCAAAGTATTCCGCAAATGAGAGGGTTGCCCTCAAAGGAGAAGCCAGGTCTAAACGACCTGGCTATCTCCTACATCTACTATACGCTCCATACTTTACGACGAGCCATTCCAATCGCCCTAGCGATCGAGGATTCTCGACCGCTGTGGAGAGACTATAGCTATTGGAATGGACTTGTCAATGGGGGAGTAGCTTCAGCAAATGGAGTTCAAGGTGCATTCGGCAGAGCCGGAATTTCGTGGGGATATCCTGATCCCACATTTCCTAATTTCTGGCAACAATTCGGTATCTATAATCTTTACAGATCAAGTTATCACGTCATCTATACCGATCAGTCGATAACTAATCAAGCTGATAACTGGTACAGAGTTCATCCTGAGCGAAAGATAATTCCACGAATGATTGATCTTCAGGTAAATCGTGGAGATTCGATCAATCAAAAAGCCACCGCAGTTTGGGATATGAGCAATCTGGTGTTGTCGCGAGACGATGCCCGACCGATAATTTACGGTAGAGTCAGTCAACTTGATCTATGGCTGTCAAGCTGGACTACTGAAATGCTGAATGCTCATAAGTACATGATAGCACAGTATTCCTCGAATCCTTTAGTAGAACCAGTAGGTCCTCCAACGCCGCCTAAGCGAGTAGATCCAAGAAATGTTCTATGGCATCAAACTGCTGACACGTTTCCAGGTTATCCCGGAGAAACGCAGAACAAAACGGTCGACCGTGACCGATGGCAACAAGGATCTATTACTGCAATGCACGCTCTTATTAAGACCTTATGGGGAGGAGAAGTAATTCCTCCGCCAACGCCAGATCCTATTGCAATGTACGTCACGGGTACTGGCTCTAGGATACGATCTGCTCCAAGTGAGTCAGCTACTATAATAGGTACGATGGCTGTTGGCTCGACGTGGCCGATTCCAGCACTTGTGAAAGACTCACAAGATAGGCTTTGGTCCAAGGTTGAAGATGGTGTCTATTTTGCTACCTGGATCGGAAAGCTTATTTATCCGACCTAGTAAGCGAACTGTAATGAAATTTTGGGGCTTGCCAAGGAAGTACCCTTACCTTATAATGGGGGCAGGTAAGCAAACGGTGGAAGCCGTGTGCAGCCTCCTTCATAGGCTAGGAGGGTGGGATTATCAATCCCGCCCTCCCCTAAGATCACAGTAATGAGGTCATAATGGACTGGAATGACGAGCGGGATGTTCTTAAAGCTCTAGGCTTTTTATACTCACTCCAAACAGCAGACGAAAGAGTCAGTCAAGTTACTACATATGATAATGGCGTTGGTTTCAATATGACCGACGCTTCTTTTTTATCCTCAGTCGCTGAACAAGTATTTGTTCGCGGCAAAGGAATTTCTCGTGCGCAGTACGATATCGTCAAAGTAAGTTTGCGAAAATACAATGGTCAATTAGGAAGTTATTTCTTGGATTCTGTAGAGCTTCCAAAAACCGCTGTAGTGTACGAAAAAGATAAGCAACTTAGCGTTGACGGCATCATTCGCGTGAAAGAAACGGAGCTTACATTTGAGCCATTCATTTATCCATCAACGCAAATAAAGACTATAGGATTTCGTTGGAGTCAGGATGGTTCAAAGACTTGGTTTGCTCCGCTGAATCTTTCTAATTTTGAAAAAGTAAAAGAGATGTTTACCAATCATGCTGTGGACGAGTCGGTTGGGATATGGCTCGCAAAATTAGAAGAATCTGTAGAGCTAAGTGAAGACACGCTAAGAAGTGATCTTTTCGTATTTCAGCGTGAAGCTGTGTCATTTGAGGTGAAGTCTAAAAGAAGTTTACTGGGATTAGCTCCGGGTCTTGGAAAAACTCCAGTATCTATATCGGCAATAAAAGAACTTGGTGGAAATACTTTAGTTATCTGTCCATTGCCTCTATTGTATAACTGGCGAGATGAAATACAAAAGTGGGCAGATGAAGAGGCAGAAATTTGGCATGGATTTCTTGGGCGTGGCGAAAGTTCATGGATAATTACGAACTACGAAACTGCTCTTCGCTATATGGTAACTTATGACGAAAAGACCATTGAGAAAAATGGGAAGAAAAAGAAAGAACGCATCAATTGGCAACCAGTAGAGCAGTTCATGTTCGACAATATAATCATTGACGAATCTGTTCTTATAAAGAACCGTAATGTTCAGCGTTATCATGCTGTGGATACACTTGCAAATAAACTACATACGGTCAAAAATGTATTCCTTCTAAGCGGTGGACCTTGTACGAAATTCTACGATGATTTATGGAGTCAATTTCATGTTCTTGATCACAAAAGATTTCCATCCTACTGGACATTCGCTAGAGATTATTGCGTTCTAGAAGACACCTTTTGGGGTACGAAAGTTGTTGCCAATCAAGCAGACGCAGCAGCTAGAATAAAGAGAGACTTCAGAGATATTTACTTTGCTAGGACTCAGGATCAGGTACTGAATCTGCCGGATTGGATCTTCGATACGCTAGAAATTCCTATGGAGCCAGAGCAAGCTAGAATGTATCGCGAGATGCAAACAAATTTCGTAGCAATGCTTCCGGAGGGCGACAGAATAATAGCTCCGAATATTCTAGCGCAAATTACCAGACTCATTCAATTCGCAAGCAATCCAGCCCTTCTGGGTGGACCTGATCTTCATCCTAAATGGAATACTGTTGTGGATTTGTTAGAGTACGAAACATTACCAGCTATCATCTGGACTAATTTTATACAGACTGGTCGAATGCTCCATCAGTTTCTGGAAGCAAATAAATACAAGGTTGGAATGCTTGTAGGAGAAACTCCGAATGTTGAAAGAGATTCAATCGTAAAGAATTTTCAAGCAGGTAATCTAGATGTTATTGTGGCTCATCCAGGAGTTGGCAAGTTTGGATTAACATTGACTGCAGCAAGAACAGCAATCTACGTTGAGCGGTCATATGACGGAGATAATTATTATCAAAGTGTTCATCGGGTGCGACGTATTGGCACGACCGTATCCCCTCATGTTATCATTCTACTGTCACTGGATGTTCGCAAGATTGACGGTGAAACAGAAGAGCACAGCACGGTAGATCATGTAATTCACAAGGTTCTTGGATTCAAACGAGAAAATAACATTCAGTTGACTACAGGACTTGTTAGAGAGGTACTTGGTGGATAAACCGTTCAGAAAAGCCTTCGTAGTAGAAAGAGGAAAGTTAAATGATATGCCTGCATTAGAGCTTCATACCGATGAAGTAATCTATCTTTTGCAAGGTACTGAAAAAGCCTCTGAGATTTCTAGGCATCTCGAGCAAAAACTTGAAGATTTCAACATTGAAACCGACGTAATAATTCCTACAGGTCGAAGTTTTGTATCTCTTCTCCTTGGATATGCTCTGCGAGATTATCCTACATTTGTGGTTGGGATCTATGAAAATAAAGCCTATGCTTTCATAAAAGTATTTTCAAGAGAGCTGGAGAGGATGATTAGAGATGCCACCGTTTGAGCGAAAATTATCTCATTCAAGTTTATCTTCATTCCGAAGATGCCAAATGCGATACAAATGGGGATACATAGATAATCTTGATCCTCCTCCTTCGCCAGGTCAGATGTTCGGCAGCATAGGTCACGTAGCTCTCGGCGAGTGGTACAGGTCTATGGCAGATCCTTTGACCGTTACAAAAGCTCAGGACAATGCGCTGAAAGCAGCCTCAGTAAAGCTGTCAGAGTATGAAGAGAAGCAGCAGGAAGAAATGCCAGATCTGTGGAATGATGTATCTACAGTCCTCCTGAGATATTTTGATTGGGCTGTAGATAATGACGATTTCGAGATGGTTCCAGATTTAATCGAGCATAAATTTGAGCTGAAATTAGGAGATTTTACTCTAATAGGATACATCGATGGAATCGTTCGAAGAAGTAACGGGTCACTCTGGGTTCTCGAGAATAAATTCAACAAACAAGTTAGAACTGGTCATCTGGACCTGGATCCTCAAATTAGTATCTATATGCTGGCAGCGAGAGCTACAGGATACGACGTTCGTGGAGCATTTTACAATGTTGTTAGAACGACGATCAAAGGAATCGCTGAAAGAGAACCAGTCGTCAGGTTGCCTGTTTTTAGAAACAATGAGGGACTTGAAAAAATTGTTGAAGAGCTTGTTCTCCAAATGATACAAATGAAAAAATTTCACGACGAGCAGGGTATATTTGCTTATCGTAACCCAACCAGAGATTGTAACTGGGATTGCGGTTTCTACGGAGCTTGCCTTGCAATGAACGATGATGGAGATCCGACACCAGTTCTAAGATCAATTCCACTAAAAGATATTGAATCTACACACATTGAGCTTGTAGAAGGAGAGTAAAATGTCAGGTCAGATTGAAACTGTCGAGGTTCCCGATACCATTGCTTCTTCTAGAAGCATTGCTGAGCAATACGGAGTCATTCTTCAGGAGCATGAGGGATTTTTCAATCTTGAAGAAGTGAAGTGTCTGGTTTACGGAGAAAGCGGATCTGGTAAAACCGTCTTTGCCTCTTCGTGGCCAGATGCAGTATTTCTCGACATCGACAAGGGCATGTCTTCCATCACTCGAAAAGTCAGTCGCATTCCGATCGTTCCGTCCATGAAGACTACTTCTTGGGATGCGCTTGTTCGAGCTATTAATTTTCTGGAAAACACTAGCTTGCATAACTTCAGGACTGTAGTCGTTGACTCTTTGAACGAGATGCAGACTATCGCTATGGAAGACACCCTAGCCAAATTCCCAGAAATTCGCCGACCGTATAATTCGCTTGCAAGTCAATCAGATTATGGTAAGATGCTGGGAGATTTTGACAAAGAAGTTCGACGAATTCGTTCATTACCGATGCACGTTGTTCTAATCGGTCAGGTTGCTCCGCAGGTTTATGAAACCGATATCGTTCAACCGCAGCTTGTTGGGAAGCATTCTGCGCGAAATATCTGTAGAATGGTGGATATTATTGGCTATCTCTACAAACAGGAAGGAGGCGAGGATAAAGATAAAAAGAAAGATCGTATAATGGTTTTTGACGCAGTAAATCATGTAACTAAAGATCGTAGTGATATGCTGCCTTACACCATCAAGAACCCAACCTTTTCTCAAATGTACGCCTACTGGCAGACACAGTTCAAGCAAGAAG